AACATCAGCAGGCAAAGGGGGATCAGCCCAGCGGCGCAAATCCTCATTTTCACGTTTCAGTTCCTCTATCCGGTGCTGACGACTGCGCAGCAATGCGGAGGTCTGCTCTGCCGCCGCATAAAGCCGCGTCTGCTCCCGGTTGTTGGTTTCGGTCAGAATGGACAGGCCGATCAGCTGGCTGTTTTTCTTCGTCAGTTCCTGCGCTTTGCTTTTCAGCGCCGCGCCCTGCGTCTCGATGGTGTGGCTGGCCTTGTTAAGCCGCCACGACTGCCAGCCCAGCGCCGCGAGCGTCAGCGCCAGCACTGCCACTAACGCACGGCTCATATGCCAGTACCTTTCAAGCACCAGGCCAGCTCCCGCGCGCGGCGGTTCTCCAGCCCTTTATTTTTCTTACCGTTGACGTAAACCCAACGCGGCAGCTCATTGCATGCCTGCCACCACTGCTGGCGGTTGATGTAGGACACCATGGTGGATCGGCATATTGCGCCGGTACCCACGTTGAAGCCGATGCTTACCAGCGCATCGTAAACATGCTGCGGGGGGCTGAGCTTCAGGCAGGCATCCAGCCTTTTTTCCGTCAGCAACACATTGCTGATTAACCCCTGCGCCGCCTGCCGTTCCGTAATGGTTTTTCCGGGCATCACCTCGGACGTATTACCGATCCCGTCGGTCCAGACACCCGCGCTGCACTGATAAGGCTGCAGGCGGCACCCCTCGAAATCGGCTAACAGCTTCAGCCCCTCAACAGAGGTATTCAGCGACTGGAAACCGGGCAGCGTGGCGGCGATAGCCAGCACCACCCCGACAAGGCAGCGTTTAACGATTGAAGGATTCATATTCCCCCCGCGTGATTTGCCCGCTGCGCAGCAGCTGGTAGGTTTTGTGTTTGTAGTACCAGTTGATCGCCAGCATCAGCACACCTATCAGCACACCACCAACTGTTGACGCATCCTTAAGTGACAGATCGCCCAGGTATGCCAGCAGCAAGGCGATGCAGTAAGTGATAAAGGCGCTGATTCGTTCAAGCGTCATATTTCAGTCCCATAGCTGGACGGTCTGCGCCGTGGTTGCTGCCGGTATATCCGGCATTTCCACCTGCAGCCCGTGCGGTAAAAAAGGGCCATGCTCAGCCAGCCCCGGATTTGCCTGCAGAACCTGCTCAGTGACACCCTGCGTGCGCCCGTAATGACGCCAGCAAAGCGCGTCCACCGTGTCATACTGGTGCGCACGCACTTTCATCAGATAAGCTCCACCGTGCAGTGCGGTGCATCCTGCACCCGGCTGATAGCCCAGCGGGCATCGCGCCATAGATCGCCGCTGGCCTCCGCCAGCTCCTCCCCTCGTTTCACTCCTGATGCCGTGGCGTCATAATCCTGATAACGCTCATTGAGCACGGCACGCGCCCAGCAATAAACGGCGTTAAGGTAGTGCTGAATGCGCTGGCTTCTGCCGTCCAGCATTTCTGACGGCACATCAGCCAGGGCTTTACAGCCCAGCATTTGCTGGCGGTTGCGGAAGTCGTACAGTTCAGCGTTAACCTCAGAAATTGCTGTTAATGCAACCTGCCTGAGACGTGGCTGCGTCACCGTGCCGTCAGTGCGCATCACGCTACGAAATTCCGACAGGTCCACATCAGGCCAGAACGGCGTATTTTTAATAACGTCCGCCTGTTCTGGTGCCTGCTCTGGCGCAATAAACTGCATTCGGCTTTCTCCTGAAATAGTGGGCGGTGGACGGGGTTTTGATGTGGCAATGCCTTTCGCCACCCCGTGCCGCCCGTGCGCGGGGCACGTTCTTTAGCGGCTGTCACTGCGCAATTTGCGCTCCAGCTGCTGCTTTTCTTTTTTCACGCCGCATCGGGGATCGAGCTGCAGCGCATGGGTAAGGTGATTCAGGGCAGAAGCCGGGTTACTTTCGCTCAGTACCGCGCCGATGGCTTTATGCAGGCGCGCCCGGGACTGGTCCGGCATATCCAGATCGCTTGTCAGATCCAGCGTCTGCAGGAGCAGATCGGCATCAAAACCGGTGGCGGCTAGCAGGGCGCTTTGTGCGGCGTCCGCCATTTCTTCCGCCAGGACGGTCTGCACGTTGCGGTTTCCCAGCGGCATCACCCAGCCATGGCGCAGCGCATGACGCCCTATTTCCAGCGCACCGGCATAATCACCGGCATCGATACGCCACAGCATCACGTACATCAGCACGTCATCCTGCTGCGCACCTCCGGCAGCCAGCACGCCCTCCGCCCAGGCGGCATACTTCGGCAGAAGCTCCACCTTGATTGCAGCCTTTTTCACGGTGGACTGGACGCCCTTAAGGCGGCGGCGGTCTTCTGCGAGCTGGAGCAGCATCAGGTCATAGCCGGACGCATGGCGAACACTGCCGCCCTCCCGGGCGGCCTGTTCGGCCTGAATGCGCAGGCGGTGCTGCCGTGCGGGACTCAGGCTCATGCGTTATTCCCCACCTTCCGGTGCAGCTGGCGCGGTGTGATCACCGATTTCGATGTTTTCGACCAGTGCCGCGCAGCGATAGTCTTCAATCACGTACGCTTCATTGACGGACTCAAAATTTTCGATCCGGTCACGTTTCGGGTTGTCGATAACAGAACGGCGGCGGGTGTCCTCCTGCCAATAGAGGGACAGGTTATCCAGGCGGGTGATCAGCAGGGCATTCGCCGGGAAGAAAGGCGCGCGCACCGCCTGCAGACCGCCCATGCGTTTCTGGCTGATAATCAGATCGGCGGCGATTTTTTCGCTGTTCTCCTGCTCTTTGTTAACCAGCGGGAAATACTTGTCAGACAGCAGTTCACGTCCGCAGATAACCACCAGTTCGTCATCGTCCTGGTAAACCACATCGATCAGCTCGTTTACCGCATCCATCACCACGGCGTCCAGGTTGGCATAGTCGCCGCCCTTACCCACCTTCACCGCACCTGCGGTGGTGGTGCCGTTCTGGGTGGTACTGCCCATAACGTGGTCCGGCGCGTCTTCGCGGATTTTCTGCAGCCAGCCCTTATTCACATCCTGCAGCAGCGGGTTTTCTTCGCGGTTGGAGGTTTTGGCGCGCTTCACGCCGTTGAAGCCGATCATGATGCGGTCCAGTGCCTGGCGCTTGACGATGGCATTGCGCACACGCACCTGGAAGTCCTGGTATTTCGCCCAAAGGTCCAGCTTTGCGTAGGTCAGCACCGTGTCAAAGTTGGTCTGTTCACATTTATATTCCACATCCTCCATCAGCATCGGATCGGTAGGTTCGCGCTCTTTGGTGGTGGTGTCGGTGGTTCCGGCAATGGTGGAACCCACGCCCAGGCCAAGCAGCTGCCCGGACTGCTCCGCCACCGGCGTGATGTTAATCAGCGTCAGGAAAGCGGCGGACTGCTGGATCTGGTCTTCCAGCGTCTGCTGCACGGACGGCTCCACGGTGAATTTGCTGGAAAGCTCTTCAACTTCCACACCGTTCAGACGCGCCAGCTGCTGCAGGTAAGCGTTAAAGGCAAAGCGGGTATTCTTTTTCATCGGGTTTTATGCTCCATCAGCAATTGGTCAGGGTGCCTGCCGGTGCGTCACCGCCCGGCGCGCGCTGGCGGTAATCTTTACGGCTGTCTTCACGGCTCAGCTGCTGCTGAAGCTCGGCAAAGGCGGACTGCTGCTCCTGCAGCGAAGTTTCAAGCTCAGAAATGCGCGCGCCCTGGTCGGACAGGGATTTATCAGTGCGCTCGCTCAGGTTCTGCTGTTCGGTGGCGACCAGCTCAACGGCTTTATGCACATCTGAAAAACGCGCATCATCGGTCTGCTCTTTTTTGGTAAACAGGGCAGTGACACGGGCAAAGAGGGACGGTTTTTCGCCCTGGGTTTCTTCCAGTTCGATCAGCGTTTCTTCGGCGGCGGTAAAAAGGTTTTCAGGATTCTGTTTGCGGTTTGCCAGCGGGTTTCGTGTGGCGCTGGCGCTGAAGGTCAGCATTTCGGTGCCCAAGCTCGCCGGATCGTCAGTGGCGGCAAGGCCAACAAGGTAGGCTTTGCCGGTGTCGGCAAACTTCGGGCTGGCTTCCATGGAGGTGAATAGCTTCTGGCCTTTCTTGACCAGTTCAACCAGTGAGCTGGTCGGCTCCACGTCGGCATACAGCGCCATTTTCCCTTTCAGCGGGCCGTCCTGAATTTCTTCGGCAACCAGTGCCGCCACCCTGCCGTAGCGGTTAAAGGTGCTTTCCGGCAGATAAGACTTGATGTGCTCAAGGTTAATCAGCGCGGTGTAGACCGCCGGGTTGTAGCTGGCCGCCATCTGCTCCAGCCATTCACGCTGGATTTCGCGCCCGTCGGTGGTGGCACCTTCCACCCCGATACGGAAACGCTTTGCTTTCACTGTCATGAGCCTTGCTCCGTTAGAAAAAACTTACTGGAGCCTTATGGTTGCGGTGATGGGGGGAGTGAAACAACGCGCAGCGCTTGTGCGGTCGGCCATACAAACCGCAGCCGGGGAAAGCGCACTGTCAAGGCCGTAGGCTTGTGCCATGAACACAACACTGACCCCCGCAGACCTCGATCCCCGTCGGCAGGCCATGCTGCTGTACTTTCAGGGATACCGCGTAGCCCGCATTGCTGAAATGCTGGGCGAGAAAGTTGCAACCGTTCACAGCTGGAAGAAGCGCGACAAGTGGGGCGACTATGGGCCGCTGGATCAGATGCAGCTCACCACCGCCGCGCGTTACTGCCAGCTTATTATGAAGGAGCAGAAAGAAGGGAAAGACTTCAAGGAAATTGACCTGCTGGCGCGCCAGTCAGAGCGTCACGCCCGGATCGGTAAATTCAACGACGGCGGGAACGAGGCGGATTTAAACCCGAACGTAGCCAACCGCAACAAAAATCCACGCCGTCAGCCTGAAAAGAATGTTTTCACCGGCGAACAGATCGAGAAGCTGCAGGAGGTTTTTCACGGCTCGATGTTCGCCTACCAGCGCCACTGGTATGAGGCAGGCAACCGCCACCGTATCCGCAACCTGCTTAAATCGCGCCAGATCGGGGCGACCTTCTTTTTTGCCCGGGAGGCGCTCATTGACGCCATCACCACCGGCCGCAACCAGATTTTCCTCTCGGCCAGTAAGGCGCAGGCACACGTCTTTAAACAGTACATCATCGACTTTGCGAAAGAGGTGGATGTGGAGCTGAAAGGCGACCCGATGACGCTCAGCAACGGCGCGTGCCTGTACTTCCTCGGCACCAACGCCCGCACGGCGCAGAGCTACCACGGCAACCTGTACCTGGATGAATATTTCTGGATTCCGAAATTCCAGGAGCTGCGCAAGGTTGCGTCCGGTATGGCCATTCACAAAAAATGGCGGCAGACCTATTTTTCCACGCCATCCAGCCTGACCCACAGCGCCTATCCATTCTGGTCCGGCGCACTGTTCAACCGGGGCCGCAACAAAGCAGACAAGGTCGATATTGACCTGACTCACGGCAGCCTGGCCCCCGGCCTCCTCTGCCCTGACGGTCAGTACCGCCAGATCGTCACCGTGGAGGATGCAGTGCGCGGCGGCTGTAACCTGTTCGACCTGGACCAGTTGCGCATGGAGTACAGCCCGGACGAGTACCAGAACCTGCTGATGTGCGAATTTATTGACGATCTGGCGTCGGTGTTCCCGCTCAGCGAGCTGCAGGCGTGCATGGTGGACAGCTGGGAGGTCTGGTCCGATTTTCAGGCGCTGGCGTTGCGCCCGTTTGGCTGGCGCGAAGTCTGGATCGGCTATGACCCGGCGAAAGGTACGCAGAACGGCGACAGCGCCGGATGCGTGGTGATGGCTCCGCCATCCGTACCGGGCGGCAAGTTCCGCATTCTTGAGCGGCACCAGTGGCGCGGAATGGACTTCCGCGCGCAGGCTGACGCGATCAAAAAGCTAACGCAGCAGTACAACGTGACCTATATCGGCATTGACTCGACCGGCGTCGGCCACGGCGTTTATGAAAACGTCAAAGCGTTCTTCCCGGCGGTACGGGAGTTTGTCTACAACCCCAACGTCAAAAACGCCCTGGTACTCAAGGCCTACGACATTATCAGCCACCGCCGCCTGGAGTTTGACGCCGGGCACACCGACATTGCGCAGTCTTTCATGGCTATCCGTCGTGCCACAACCGCCAGTGGCAACCGCCCCACCTACGAAGCCAGCCGCAGCGAGGAAGCCAGCCATGCTGATCTGGCCTGGGCAACGATGCACGCACTGTTTAACGAACCGCTGCAGGGCGAGGCCGCCAACACCAGTAACATTGTGGAGATTTTTTGATGGGCAAGAGGAATAAAAACCGCGCTCCTGCTAAACAGAGCGTTCAACAGAGCAGCGGCGCGACAACGGCAGAAGCATTTAGCTTTGGCGATCCGATCCCGGTACTGGACCGCCGGGAATTGCTCGATTACGTGGAGTGCGTGCAGATGGACCGCTGGTATGAGCCACCCGTGAGTTTTGATGGCCTGGCCCGCACCTACCGCGCGGCCGTACATCACAGCTCACCGATCGCCGTTAAGCGTGACATTCTCAGCAGCACCTATATCCCGCACCGCCTGCTCAGTCAGCAGGCCTTTTCCCGTTTCGTTCAGGACTATCTGGTATTCGGTAACGCCTACCTTGAGAAACGCGCCAACCGGCTCGGCGGCATTCTCTCGCTGGAGCCAGCCCTGGCGAAATATACCCGCCGCGGCGTTGACCTGGACACCTACTGGTTTGTGCAGTACGGATTCACCACGCAGCCCTACGAATTCACGTCAGGAAGCATTTTCCATCTTCTTGAACCTGACATTAACCAGGAAATTTACGGGCTGCCCGGCTATCTCTCAGCCATTCCGTCCGCCCTGCTCAACGAGTCCGCTACGCTGTTCCGCCGGAAGTATTACATTAACGGCAGCCATGCGGGTTTCATCATGTACATGACCGATGCCGCGCAGAACCAGGAGGACGTGAACAACATCCGCCAGGCCATGAAAAGCGCCAAAGGACCAGGTAACTTCCGCAACCTGTTCATGTATTCGCCCAACGGCAAAAAAGACGGCATCCAGATCATCCCGCTGTCGGAAGTTGCGGCAAAGGATGAGTTTCTGAACATCAAGAACGTGAGCCGTGATGACATGATGGCAGCGCACCGCGTACCGCCTCAGATGATGGGCATCATTCCCAACAATACCGGCGGCTTTGGTGATGTGGAAAAGGCCAGCCGCGTCTTTGTCCGCAACGAGCTGATGCCGCTGCAGAAGCGACTGCAGGAGCTTAACGACTGGCTGGGCGAAGAAGTGATCCGCTTTGAGCCGTACACGCTGGGACTAGACACAAACAACGCTAACTAAAATTAACAAGCAGCGCCTCTGCTTGTTAAAAGGCGCTGCTAAACCTCAAAATTATCGATCTTCCCCAAGCACTCCGGTTTTAATCAGCTGATTCCAGAAATTTTTCATTTTCTGACCTGTCTGCTGATTAACAAATAGAGATGATCTGGCACCGTGTGGATATCCCATCAACTGCCCGCGCATATCTTCCCAACTTTCACAATAAACTGCATGCCGCCAGTTAGGAACCTCGCTTTCAAGCATCAATCCAATTGCTGCTTTTGCTGGGATGGTGCCATCTTCTTCCATATCTTCCGAAATATGCCAATGGCACTTAATTAGCAATGGGACGGCATTTTCATGATAAAGCACAACGTCATCAATCTTTTCAATAGAGATATAGGCGTCCCCATGCTTTAGACGTCTTATACCCGCTATAAATTCATCAACTCCATGGCTATAAGGACAGGTAAGAATACCGTTCCTGAAATAGACCGTGTGATCCAAATATTTAAAGCTGGGAGTATTTTTGGGAACGGTAGGTGCCCAGTTAGCTTTATCTCTTTCCAACAAAAAAGGATGCCATGCCGGATACCCATCCACTACTGGCCCACACTCTTCAACAATTTCCTCTAGCTTCGCCCTGACTTTCGAACGCATCTCCTGATTTGAACCTTGTGGAACTAGATATCTGTAAGCATTTTCGAAGTTCGCTGCTGCTGCCTCTTCCGCTCTGAAAGCCATAAAACACCTCACGACATAGAAGACTTACGCACAATTTAAGCATTTCGTGCACAGGTTGCAAGAGTTGTGTTTTTCGCGGTTAAGCCAATCCCTCAATAAACAACCTCAACAGCTTTCTGCGGAGCGCTTCTTTTTTTGCTGCTATAGCTCACCCTTTCAAATTGAAGCCGCCAGCGGGCCGTAGGCTGCGCCGGATTTTTGCTATTTTACCCCGTTGCGCGCGCTCGTATCCCCGCCACGCCTGCCCGCTTTATGGAATGGTTTTCATGCAGGTGCAAGACATAAGCAAAAGCCCGCCAGAACTGGCAGGCCACTGCGAAAACTATCCTCAAACGATCATGCGGATTCATGCGGCATAGACATGCAAAGACGCTCAAACACTTGTGCAACTCAACGCTTAACTGAAGAAATTCTTTATCTCTGTACAAGAGATAAGCTAATCTTCTGCTCAACAGCGTTGAAATCGTTCTCAATTCTTACAGAAATAACTCTGCCCCTAGAATAGTCATTCATTCGGTTGAAACCTTCAGGTAATTTTGATTTATGTATAAGACCTGTGATTTTCCCTGTAAAATTGACAAAAACTCCATATCTAGAATCACAATTTCTGACTGTGCCTTCTAATATATCCCCTGACTGAAACTTAGATTCGAAAGCAGCCCATTCTGGATCGCGAATCTTTTCCTCAAAGGATTTAACTGCATCAATCGCAGGCTGAATATCTGTTAATTCAAAATAGTCATTACCAGCAATAAACTCCCCCGAGAAACCAGCAATTGTCTTACGCTGGCTTTCCAAGAAATCGACCAACTCTTTAGCATTCGCGCTTACCATTTCTTTATTATACTGATTTTGACCAGAACCCATTCGTTCAGAAACTCTTCTCGCAATATTCTCTGTAGGAAAAAGTGTATCTTCGGCTAATGCTGCGAGATAGCTAATATTCGAAAGCATATCTAAATGCACAAAACCTGCAGAGGAGAGTCTGAGCAAGTCTTCATCAGTTATTCCTGTTTCTCTAAAATCCTCTGAAACCAAACACTGCCCCTGAAGTAAATAGTCAACTTCACGAGTAATAATTTTTGGGGAAAAACCGAATTTAACCAGACTAGACTTTAAATCAGATAGCGGAAAGTATCCTTTGAGCCCAGTAGGGCCACTTGCCCCAAAATTACTATGAAACCATTTCAAAATTGCAAACCGTGTAAAATGATTACCTTTATCATCATCTCTCTCAGTCGAAAACACATTTTTCAAATAAGAATTATCACTATCATAAAATTTACGATTTTGCCTCAGCAATACTCTAGTAACAATATGTAAAGGAAGTGCGTAGCGCCCTTCACTTTGCCTTATTTTCAGAAATTCCCCCTCAGTAATATGACCACTAGTGCAGAACTCTAGGAAAATCTCAAGTGCTCTCCGTATGTTTCTTCCGGAAAGACCAACAATCATTCTTCTTATTTGTGCATCGTGCACAAATATGGAGTTAACAATTGATGTCAAATAATATGAGCGTTCATCCTTGCCATACTCAACATTGAAGCCATTTGGGAGAGAATAGGAAAGTGTATTGCTACTGCTAGTTCTAATCATTTCTTTAAGAACCAGTTGCACTCTGGAATGAAGAACATAATTAAATAAAGGTGGTTCAATACGAAAAACCATATCTTTTAATGCAGTATCTAACGGAGGTCGATCTCTATAATTGTCATAAGTTTCCTCCCTTAAAGGAAGAATTATTAGTGATCTGAATTCATTTTGTAACCATTGAGCAGCTTGGAACATTAATAGCTGCTCAGACAAGGTTCTTTTATCACAGTTATCAAGAACTATAACAACTAACTTCCCCCTTTCAGTCCCGCAATATCGAGTGTAGGAAAGAGCTGTTTCATGCAAATCCGACTTGCATGATTTAATAATATTATAAAGCTCTTTATTATACTCATCTCCTGAAAGTAGTTGCCCCTCACCCTTATTAAATCTATTTATCTGAACCGAGTATAATTTCTTTAAAGTATCCAATAAATCAAAATCAATTTCTGGATATGATACTCTACACTGCTGAATTATCTTTCCTCTTAACCAATCGTAAACCTCCCCTGAAGAAACCGGAGATTCATTCATATTAAATCGCAACCAGAGCGTATTTTGCATAATATCATTTGGGAGCGCGACTTCCTTTAAATGATCAATGAATGTTGTTTTTCCTGATCCAACACTGCCAACAATTAATAAAACTTTATTCTCAAGAGGAGAACGATTTCTAAATTTCTCTATAATTTCTTTTGGATTATCAGTATCTTCAATTAATTTCGAATTACTATTACTTACAGGTTGTGCTGCTCTGATAATTTTATCAATTGGCTTTGTATATCTATCTCTTCTCTTGGAAGATATATATCCTTCACGAGCAATAAACTGTCGATCATTTAAAGTGTTTGGGTTAAAAATATTCCCATATTCTGAAATAAGAGTGGCACCAAAAGTATTATGTCCAACCTCTTCGTTTTGTGCAGCTTTCCCCCCCATCATTCTTCTAGGTTTCCAGTACCTTTTAGGTTCTGACTTTGCGATAAATTCTTCAGATAATTTTGATAAAGCTGAAAAGGAGAACTCATTCAAAAAGTTCGAACAAACTGCATCAGCTGGTGATATTCCTTCTAATCGGTAACTACCTTGATTATTATCCCACTCTCCAGCAAGCCATTTATATCCATCGGTAGCTATAATTTTAGTAAGTGGATTCATACCACTTTCATATTTGGCATTCAACTCTAACGCATATAATCTAGCCTCCTGGAAGGCGCTATCAAGATCCTCTCCAGGAGTTTTGGCTTCTACCAATAATACTGGAACACCATTTATAACTATAAGATAGTCTGGATAATATATTTTTTTCGTACTGCCCTTACCTATCTCTAGGCTTTTAATATTTCTTTTGGTGAGTATATATTCCTTATGTATCCCAAGACCATCGACCGAGTTTTTAGATAAGAATGGGAAAATTACTTTTTGTTCGATATCACTTTCAGTTTCCTTTCCTTTATTTGTTTTCTTACTCATCTCTTAGTCCTTATTATAACAAAGGCACTTAATTTCTTAAGTGCCTGTAATAGATTGTTAGAAAGTTAACTAAATTTTTGTATAAGCATTAAGGTAAATGGCTTTTTGAGGCTATCTCCGAAAAATAAAAAAGTCAATATGTTATTTCATACAGCATAAGAAAAAAACAAACAATATCAATACCTTATTTCTAAAAAATCACGCAACACTGATGGATATAACGTAACTAAGCATTTGCTCAAGCCTTCACAAGTAATCGGATAAGTTAATATCAATTTATTGAATACTTAGGCATTAATTTTCAATTAATGGAAAATTAACCTCTTGAATAAATTTGGCACAACGCTTGAGGAGCTAGCAATCAAGATCATACTGCATTCCTTGGCTAACTCTCTGTTTCGTCTAGCTCACTATATCAAACACATGGGTAACCCTAATTGGAAACATCCATTGAACGACCATATTCATGGTTACGAATTTTCGCCATCAGATCGTCAGTCAGTTCAGAAACCCACTGGATAGCCAGCCGTTTTTCTTCTTCGCTGCAATCGCTTGCCGCTACCAGCTTTATAAAAAAATCAATGCGCTGAAGTTTCAATGACTCCAAAAGATAATCCTGCATTTTCCCTCCTGTTACTGCCACATACACAAAATAACTGTATGTATATACACTGTTTATATATACAGTATAGTACCAGTTTCTAAATGTAAAACGCTTTTTTGGCCTTCAATAAGAAAGCCCTGATATGAGTCAAAAACAGGAAGTTTTTGGGGTTGGTTAGTAATACTGTCGCCACTTGTCATCCTCAATCAGTCGCCCGCTCTGGTAAAAGATGCGCAACCCACCCCCTGACGTAAGGCTGCCGCCGCGTAAAAGCAGATTTATTTCATACTCGCTGCCATCGAACCCACGGGACTGCAGTTCATACTCAAGCTGCAGGCGCTGCTTATCCGATATGCTCTGTTTGTATACCTTTTTCCGCTTCGGTTTAACGAGTCTCAGCCTGGCAGTCAGATCACGGCGTTCTTTCCTCCCCATACTGTGCAGGTACTCATGCAGCTCCTTGTCATTCATGGACGTAATATCCGGTACTTCACCCCCTGTCTGGTTCAAATTTTCAACAGGGGGACAGTTATTGCCACGAGTCCAAGGGGCGCAAGCGCCCTGGTCGGCTGTCGCCTCCTGAACGTCAACGGCCTTGCGAACCATTTTCCACTTGATGGCGTGCGTGCAAATTCGGCCCTCAACAATCGGGGACCAGATGCCGTAAATGCGAATACAGTGATCGCCGTAGGCGCTCGGCTCGTCGTTAAGCGCGTATGCCGTCCTGACAAGATGATGTTTGCGGGGAACCAGCACGCCGCCCTGCTTCATGATGTAGGTGGCAAAGCACCCTGCATCCGCAGCCGCCAGCACGGCATCCAGACGGGCATTTTCCAGAACCGGCGCACCTGCTTTTTTATCGCCCTGCGCTCTGCCAGCCTGGCCTGCCAGCAGGCGCAGCTCACGGTAAGCCTGGCGGCCTGGTATGCCAAAGAAACGGAACTGCTGCACGCGGTGCAGTGACGCCCAGGCGGTGACGTGTTCCGCGCTGTCACGCAGTGATCTTCCCGTTTCCTTGCTAACTTCTTTAGCCAGCCCGCGTCCGTCGATGTTCTTACTGATGTATTTCGCGATGTAGCTGGTCGGTGTACCTTTACGCGGGTTGATCAGCTCAGACTTGAAGCGCGGTCCGGTATTTTTACCCAGCTCCTCGCGGTCTTCGCGGATGGCGAATTTGCGCAGCAGCGCGGTGATGGAACGGCGGTCTTTTTTGCGCATGAAGCACAGCAGGTGCCAGTGCACGGTGCCGTCATGGTGTGGCTCTGCAACACGGACTCCATACCAGCGCAGCCCGGCCTTGTGCATGGCCTTGCGGAATGCCGCGAAGGTTTCAACCAGATAATCACTGCTCTGCCGGACCGTTTCGCTGGTCCACTTCGGATTTGGCCTGCCGTTGTTAAGGGTGGCATGGAAGCGGGACGGACAAGTGATGGTATAGAACACAGCGCAGTCACTGCGCATTTCAGCAATCAGCTCCAGCCCTTTGACGCAGGCCATCATCTCGTTACGACGGTGTGCGGGGTTGCTGTTGCTGGCGTTCACCACGTCTTCCATATCCAGCGTGTCGCCGTCGGCATTTACCAGCTCATGCGACTTAAAAAACTCCAGCGACTTGCGGCGCTGTTCGCGCTTATGGATCACAGCTTCATAGCTGATATACGGGGAGGCTTTCTTGTTGACCAGACAAACGGCGCGCAATTGTTCCTCCCGCCATTCGCAGCGCATTTGCCACAGTTTGCGATACCACCAGTCCGCGCAAAGCATACGCGCCAGCGATCCCGGAATGAGGCCATAGGGCACTGGTTTACGGCGGCGGCGCTTTCGGCGCAGCTGCTCAAACGCAGGTGGAATCACATCCAGCCGCATTGCCTCAGCAGCTACCCTTTCCCACGCCTGGCGGATTTCTTCGGGTTTCACGTCGTCCGTGACAAAAAGATCACCGCAGGCCGCATCCAGGCACATGCTCATGTGTGCCGCAACCAGTGTAGACAGACGTTTAACCTGGTCCTGACTCATTTCAGGCAGGACCAGCAGCCCCTCCAAACCGTCATGACTTGCCATGAACCGGAATGAAGCAGACACCTGGCTGTCTCGCATCCGCGCCAGGCGCTCAAGGCATGGCCTGATGGTTTCGCGCAGATAACGGGAGTAAGCCTTTGCCCGGCCCAGGCCATGAAAGTATTTAATGCGCTCAAGCAATGGCTTACTGATGTGGGGCGCCTCAGCGCTTACGTCAGCGATAATCACCAGGTCGGGATTAACACGCTGCTGCTCACGGGCCATTTTTGCCCGGCTGATGAGGTTATCCTGTTCCATTTCATGCTGGACAGGATCACGGGATTCATTGAAGAAGTAACGCTCCCAGACCTCATCACTCAGCGCCTCACGGCGCAGCTGTTCCTGCTCATTATCGGCAGCGTAAAGAGCGATCAGGTTTGAAAGTGCTGAACCCGGCACAACTTCTGCCGGGTCAGTGTATGGATTAACTGCTTTTTTCGGGGCGATCCAGGAGAAAACCCTGGCTGCCTCTTTCGAGCTGCCAGCCGTTTGTTGAGCCAGGGATACAGATTTGCTTGCCGTCACGCCCTGGCCTCGTCAATTCCAGGGCAAACCCGCACAAGGCTGGAATGAGTGCGGCGAGAGCGCAGCACCCTGGATACAGCAATAATTTCCTCTGCGGACTTACGCTCACCCGCGTCAACGCCCATGCTCCGTTTGGTTGTGATGCTGTGCATGATGAAGTTGCGATAAAGCGAGCGCGTCAGCGAGGTATCACTGTTCGAAACGACAACCGGGTGTCCTTCTGATGAGCGGTGCTCAAGAATTGAGGCCAGGCGATACTGGTCATCCTCGTTAAAGCCAGCGGTATGGTATGCAGTGAAAGTGCCGTCATACGGTGGATCGCAATAGACCACATCGCCCGCCTGCAACAGTGCCAGCGTTTCGTCATAGCTGGCGCAGATGAACGTGGCCCGGCGGGCCTTTTCCGCAAAGGTGAGAATTTCGGCGTGAGGGAAATAGGGCTTTTTATAGTTGCCAAACGGCACATTAAATTGCCCGCTCAGGTTGTAACGGCACAGCCCGCGATAACAATGGCGATTCAAATATAAAAACAGCGCCGCACGCTCCAGCGCGGTCAGCGTCGTATCAGTATTGAATCGCAGGCGGTTTTGATAATAGCTTTCAGCATTATTGTCTTCGCTGAAAAATATCAGCGCGCATGCAATCAGCTCCTCAGTGTGCTGCGCAGCTTTCTGATAGAGATTGATCAGGTCAGCGTTAATATCCGCGACAAGATAATGAGGATAGTCTGTCGCCATCATCACCGCGCATGAACCTGCAAACGGCTCAACCAGGCGAGAACCGGCAGGCAGGTGCCTTTGCAACTCTGGCATGACGTCAGTTTTATTGCCCGCCCATTTCAGGATGGTGCTCATACAGCACCTCCGCTGTAGTGCTTACCTTTCAGCTCAGCGATTTCCTGACAGGTGACACAGCACTGCACGCCCGGAATAACGCGGCGGCGAGCTAGCGGGATCGGTGCATCACAATCAATGCAGAGAACACGGGAAACGCCCGGAACTTTGGCGCGGGCGTTGTGGATGTGGCGCTGGAGGTCTTCTTCCACGCGCTGGTGTACGAGGTCCATTGAATCAGCCATCAGTGGATCTCCTGCGCTTCGTTCTGGATGGTTTCAGCGGCGTTACGCAGCAGCTCTGCAGCTTCGGTGCCGTTGAGTTTGCCGCGGGTGATATGCACCGCAAGTTTCTCCAGATGAGCTGCAAATACATCCGCGCGGCCCCGGCGTTCTTCCATGCGCGCCTCGGTCAACATCAGGTTAAGCCCGGCATCATCTGGTCCGGTTTTGGTGGTTCTGGTTTCAATATTTCGCATTGTATTTCTCCTGAATTTGGGCAAAAAGAAGCCCGGCGGGTTTACGCCATTAATTTCTGGTTTGGTTTAAATCGGCATGGTTAGCCGTTTTGGAAATAAGCTCACCACTGTACGAAAATGGTTCATTGCCTTTATCAGCTCCCGCTTTTCGTCAGTCGTCAGCTCACTAATTTTGACGCCGTGACGCTCTGCCGGAATGTTAGCCATAAAAAATATGGCGGCTAATGCTCGCTTGTTCTGCTTATTATTTGCGTCCCGTGGGTCGCTCATTTCGTTAATAAACCGCTCAAGCTCTGACTCAATGTTAATTCCAAATACCTTTGCCCTTAATTCCGCTATGTGGTTCAAGCCTTCATAACGTTCACCTGGGCTTATCGTGCGAGTCGTTGCAGCACCTTCAATAGCCATGGTTTCCCCTGTTTGATGGTTGACAGGTCAGCCAGCAATTCAGCCTGCGAGTGGCACGGGTGCCAGCGCTTGCCATCTTTGCCTGCAATCCAGCCATGACCGAAGTGCATTCCTGGGCTTTTCTTAACAAGCAGCGAAGCAAATGACGGTTCGTTATTCAGCATAAGCACCTCAGATCAGACCGAATGAAGCGCCCAGGCCCGACACGGTATCAACCGCACTTGCCATTGCAGGGCTTGTCTGCAGCCTGGCGTGCATAGAAACAGCCGTCAGCGCCATCAAACGAGTAACAGAGTTGATACTGTCGATAACCTGCCGACGGCTAGCGGTGGTCTGTGGCTCACCAGAAACTGCGCTGGCAGCGACACGCCCAATCTCTGCTGTAGCATTCAACACGTAATGCGGCATCTTCTCGCTTGCCACTTCGTTCAATGGGATACACGGCAGGCAGTGAATCTGGGCCAGAAAGCCATCAACCAGAGTTGAGTCCTCAGTGAGATCGGTAAGCAGCCAGATTTCCGGCGCAGTGAGCTGGTGCGGCTGTTCCGGGTTCAGCTTGTTGCGCAGTGTCTGAACGTTCATTTCTGCGCGCTCTGCCAGCTTTGCCATGTTGTGATGTAAGGCAAAGGCCCGGCAGGCTTCATCAAAGTGCGGATGTTTGGAAATCTTATAATCAAACATGTTAGCCCCTTTAAAAGTTCTCATAATTGAACTTACTGGCCCACGATGATGCGGAAGTTGGAATGTCCAAGGGACTCACGAACCTGGTCAGCTTTGTACATCAGGTAACGCAGACTAACGCGGCCTTTGTTCTTATCTTTCTTAACCATGTACTTAGCCAGTTGGCCGTGATGAATTTTCTGGTAAACAGAGCCTCGGGAGATACCTTCCCATTCCGCGAACTCTGCAGGCGTTGCCATCTCTTTTGGTACACGAATTGAAATATCGGTGCTCATAGTGCAGTATCTCTCAGTTTATATTTGTTTAATGTCGTTTTAGATCGCCTTACGGGATTCCCGATTCGGGAATGAACTGATACTACGATCACTTTAAGTGATCGTCAATGGAGTATTTGATGATTAACATCCAAGCTGGTCCCAATACGGGAGGTCGAGAAGCTATCGACAGGCTGCTTAAAGCGTATGGCTTCACCACAAAACAAGCCCTTGCTGATCACTTAAAGATATCCAAAAGCACTATGGCAAACAGGAACTTACGAGACAGCTTTCCGGCTGAATGGGTAATTCAATGTGCTCTCGAAACAGGCGTTGCACTGTTATGGTTAGCTACAGGCCAAGGTGAAATGTTCACCTCAGAAGATCGAGCAAAAAATCCCGTAAACGAGTCAGCTACTACAGTCCGTCCACTTTCAAAGATCGTCGCACCGAGCATCAAGCAAGCTGACCTAAAAAATGGGGAACTGAATACAGAAGGAGAGATACTGCTGGATAACAGCCTTTTAGACAGCGAGCCTTCGAAGTCTCTGTTTGTCAAAACCTCAACAGATAGTTTTGTGATCGATACATCCGTTAAGCAAATCAGCAACGGTTACTGGCTCGTCGATATTGATGGAGTGAAAAGCATCGTTAAGATTGCCAGAATCCCAGGTAACCGAATCGTGGTTCACCAGGATGAATCCTCTTTTGAGTGCTCTGTAGACGATGTAGAAACTATTGGGCGTGCAGTGAAAATGATTAAGAGCATCTGATCATGACTATTCGAAAGCAGCCGAACGGAAAATGGTTGTGCGAGTGCTACCCGAACGGGCGCGATGGTAAACGCGTGCGCAAGCAATTTGCGACGAAAGGCGAGGCCGTAGCATTCGAAAACTTCACCATGGATGAAGTGAACAAAAAGCCGTGGCTGGGGGAGAAGGAAGATCGGCGGAAACTGTCAGAATTGATTGAGCAGTGGCATTCTCTCTACGGGCAGACTCTCGCAGACCCTAAACGTCTGATGGCGAAGCTCTGCATCATCTGTAATGGCCTTGGCGATCCCGTGGCATCAGAACTGACAGCCGGTGACTTTACGAAATACCGTGAAGCACGGTTGAAGGGTGAAGTGCGGAATGAAGATGGCGCGCTTATGTCGCCAGTTAAGCCCCGAACGGTAAACCTTGAGCAACGCAACCTGTCGTCAGTTTTCGGTACGCTGAAAAAACTGGGCCACTGGTCAGCCCCCAATCCACTCGCCGGGCTGCCAACATTCAAAATCGCAGAGGGCGAACTGGCGTTCCTCGCTCCTGAAGAAATTAAGCGTCTACTGGATGCCTGCGCGGATTCTCAAAGCCACAGCCTCCTGACGATTGCAAAAATCTGCTTAGCCACTGGCGCACGCTGGAGTGAAGCCGAAAATCTACAGGGCCATCAGCTATCGAAATACCGCATCACCTACACAAAAACCAAAGGCAAGAGAAACCGGACCGTACCGATATCTCAAAATCTGTACGACGAACTCCCCAAAAATAGAGGGAAGCTATTCACACCTTGCAGAAAAGCCTTTGAGCGAGCAATGAAGCGGGCTGGCATTGAGTTGCCAGAAGGCCAGTGCACTCACGTGCTACGCCATACATTTGCCAGCCACTTCATGATGAACGGCGGAAACATACTCGTCCTTAAAGAAATTCTAGGTCATGCCGATATAAAAATGACTATGATTTACGCGCATTTCGCTCCCGAGCATCTTGAAGATGCCGTAACTAAAAATCCTTTATACAATCTTGAGTATTAAAATGAAATATATAGATGATTTAAAGCAAATATATGAAATACTTAATGAGCATCCCTCACTACTGCCTCCCTATGAAGCGAAAGAAAGTTTGATCGACGATTTTAATAATAGGGTTAATGGTTATTTATCTGTAATCGACACGATATCTTCCACCTACCCTAGCAACTCTATAATTAAAAAAGTAAGTGCTAAAAAAAGCACGATAACTTCTTTTGCAGAGAAAATCACAGTTACACTTACTGAATATTTAAAAGGTAACATTCGGGAAGCATATTCAACTTTCGACCAAGCGATTACTCGCACAGCAATGAATAAGCATCTTTACAATATGACGCGCCCGCTGACGAAAATATGTAATGATCATCACCCATTATTCAGGGTCAGAAGCAGTCAAACGATTCTCAAGGAGCGTAAAGAGTTATTCCATATTCCATTTGAAGATAGACATCATGTCGGTGCAATGCGTTTTTCAGTCTCTGGCCTGCCGTGCCTTTACCTTGGCTCATCCATTTTTGTTTGCTGGCAAGAAATGGGGAAGCCTGATTTCGATAAACTATACATTTCTTCATTCAAAACTGACTCTAACTCTCAAGAATTAAGAATATTAGACTTAGGCTATAACTTAACCTCTGCAGTAAAAACAAATCCATTAGATATTTTCTTTGGATTTGAAAATGATTACATCCTTGAAGAAGATACAGAGTTTAGTGAAATATCCGAGAGAAGTAGAAATAACTCGGGGATATGGGGGGAGATAAATATCATTTCAAAATTAATTGCATGGCCTTTAGTCTTGGCCTGTAATTACAGCAAAAATCACATAGATGCTAAATTCCACAGGGAATACATCATCCCTAATCTATTAATGCAGTGGATTAGTAGTGACAAAAACAAAGAGATTTCTGGAATATCTTATCGTTCGACGAAAATATTAAATCAAAAAAACAACGATATTGGTTTGAATGTAATAATCCCACCCAAAAAAGATAGCCTGACACCAGATTGCACTGGACATTGCCCAGTATTAAAACAAACTTTCTCCCTGACAAAACCAGTATCATGGACATTTTTTAGTACCCTTGAAATTGTACCTGAACGGTTCAAAGGGGAACGCTCGGAAATCCATGGTTCCCAGCCAAGAATTGAAGATTTTGATGAGTCGTTGGTTGACCTCTATGGCACTACAACATTTAAGAAAGTAGAACTCCTCATCGACCAAATGATGCGTTACGAGCGCCTACCATAGTGGCGACATTTTGGCGGCAGAGCATTAAAAACACATAAAAGGGACAAACACCACACAACACTAATGTGTTGTTTTAAAACATAACATTATGTTTTTAATATAGTAATAATGGTATGTAGAAATTTCGGACGCGGGTTCAACTCCCGCCAGCCCAAAATTCTTTGTTAACGGTCACCAGAGCCTGATACGAAGTCCTGAAAGCCCGCTATGCGGGCTTTTTTGTATCTGCAATTCGTCCTGCGCAGTC